TAGCATTATTTAGATAAAAAGATCCACAATTCTCCATAACTTGTTTTCTTAATTCGCAGAATATTCTAATTCTATCTTCCATAGAAGATGTAACTTTGGGTTTGAGAGCAGCATAAATAAATTTAATAGTTGGAGATAAAAATATATTTCTCACAGTCCATAAAGAATTAAATTCTTCTATACCTGCAAAACTACATCTTGTACTTTTTGATTCAGATAAAAACATGCATGCTTGTTTAGCACATTTCTCTTCTAAAATTGAAAGTTGAGTTAAGACAATAGCAGCTTTAACTCTAAAGTCAGAAACAGTTTCTTTGCTCAAGCCTGACACTCTCATAAGAACAGTTTGGAGGAAGGAAGAATCATCTGATGAAACTTTAAATGTCACTTTAGCATATAAAAATATATTAGGTTGTATAAGATCCAACATTAATTGACCATATTTCTTAAAAAGCTTCATCATCAATAAAACATGTCCTGCATGTAATGTTGAACTATTCTGATGAAAAATTCCTTGCATCATATTTGTCAGATTCTTCAAGAAAACCATAAATGCATTTATCAATCTATGAGCTTTTTCGTCTCCTCTAAATTCATCTTTCATTCTATTAACTACTGCAGACATTGATCTAATGGTTATTTTAGCTGCATCAATAAAATCTTCCAACATACTTTTAGGTAATTCTAATCTCTTGTTAGCTGCAAGATTATATATTCTACACATGCAATTGAATATCTTTTCCTGGAATTCATCTTCTTGGTCCAAAATGCCATAAAACAGACAAGCAAAAAGAGGCATAGTAAATTTCTGACACCAAGTTGTTTTATCAAGTGAGTCAGCAGAAGTTAAATCTACATCATAATTCTTAGACCTTTTAAGTTCTTCAACATCAGCATAGTGTTCTTCTGACCTTTTAACTTTTTCAGTTCCTTTAGTTAGCATTTCCCAAGGTAATTCAGTGTTTATCATTCGACAGATAGTTTCAACAAATAATATTACCAGTCTAGATAGAATATCTAAAACAAAAATTTCTCTAGGACCTGTTATCTGTTGTTTTTTGAATAAATTTGCATGAATTCCACCTAAGTCAATATTCTCATCTTCAGCCTTTGCAGATTCATATTTAGCATGATTCTTAATATCCTTTTCTCTTTCTTCAACCCATTTGATAGCTTGTATTGCAGTAAGTATTGGACTTTCTAGATGTCTACAAACTTCATACAAAGTAGAGGTATATACATGAGTGTAATTTTCTTGTTTACCATCTTTGGTATAAGATCTGTTTTGCTCTCTATCATCATAAAACTGACGAAAGTCTCTATCCATATCTGAAACTAAATGGTCTTCAGGAGTTAAAATTTTATTTAACTCAGCTTTTTCATACTCAGTGCCTAATTTTTCTATCAAATCATCTAAACCACGAAATGATGGAGATGCAC